GCAAGTGACATGAAAGTCTTCGGTGAGCATTTGGCTTACTTTCCTTTTCAAGGAGTTAGATCCGCATTTCCAAACTCAAAGTTGAAGAAACTTGAGGATGCAGCTGTAGTTACAGTTCTTGGATTTGGTCATGGAGAAACAAGCACACCAGATAGTATTACTGGTTTTGCTAGTCCCCTTGGATGGTGTAATGCCCCAACTAGAGATGGTGATTGTACCTCTCCAGTTTTGGATGTTAACGGTTTCGTAGTTGGTTTTTGGACCCACGGAATTGAAAAACATTTGCTCAGTAGTGAAAGTTTTGGTCGTTTTGAACCCGTTACAGAAGAAATGATCCTCATTGCTAAAGATGCACAACCCGATGTTCATGTAGGGTTGGATTTTCAGTTGCGCCCCCACTCCCCCTAAAATTGGCAGAGAGAAACGCCGAGTTTTGGCGTCGATACCCCGAAAGGTATGTGCTTAAGGGAGGTCACCAGGTTTTCTGGTCGAATGCATATTGTTCAGAAATGCATATGAAGTGGTTGAACGATAACTACTTTGAGTTTGTAGGGGGCTGCAAACGTTTTCCCGTCTGTAAGAATCGACGGGGTTTTGATCCACAAGTGAAGATGTTTTATGATAAAGAGAACATCTGTTTTCCAAAGGAATGGGATTTGCCGAAACCAAATTTAACAGCTGCTTATAAGTCGCTGGCTAAGTACGCAAAACCATTTATTAATATGCCACCTGATCAAATTTATTGCTTGAATAAGGCACATGATTGGATGTCAAGGCATTTTGGACCCTATATGCGAGATGCAAATAGTAACACTTGATGAAGCTATCAGTCGGTTGGACATGAGTTCAACTTGCGGTAGTCCTTTTAATGAGGAATTTAAGACGAAAAGTGATTTGTTTGAGGGTGATCCCCATATCAAACAGTGGTTAGAAGATGATTGGAATCGTCTTGCCACAGATCCAAATTGGACCTGTATCTTTTCCTCCTCGCTTAAAGAAGAGTTGAGGCCAATAGTTAAGATTGAAGAGAATTCTCTTAGAACTTTTGCTGCCGGTGCTGTTGATGCAACGATTCAAGGAAATCGCCTTTTTGTTGATATGAATGAAAAGATGTATGCATCGCACTTAAAAACCTCTTCAGTGATTGGTATGTCACCATTAAAAGGAAATTGGGATTTACTGTATACTAAGTTGAATGTGTTCGGAAAAGGATACGCCTTAGATCAAACCCAATATGATTCTTCACTAAGAGAATTTCTTATGTGGGGTTGTGCAAGTTTTCGATGGAGTTGTTTGAGAGAAGATCTTAAAACACCCGAAAACTGGAACCGACTTCGCACTTATTATAGAAACTTAGTGCATACCCTGATTTTGACTCCGGAAGGAATACTTCTAATGAAGAAAGGAGGAAACCCGTCAGGATCAGTTAATACTGTTACAGATAACACGTTAATCTTGTATTGGATTCTCGCATATGCATGGATACGAATGGTACCGGCAGAGATGTGTTTCTTGGAGAAATTTGAGGAGCATACTGCAAAGGCATTGCTTGGAGATGATAATACTTGGACTGTTTCAGATTACGCTCACGAGTGGTATAATGGAAGAAGTGTGATAGAAACTTGGAAAGAGTTAGGAATCACCACCACAACGGATACGCTTGAACCGCGACCTGCGAGCGAGCTGGATTTTCTTTCAGCACATACAGTTTTCATGAATGGGAGAGCTGTTCCTTTGTATGATAGGAATAAGTTGATGCAATCACTTTTGTTTGCTCCCCAGGAACATATAACACCAGAAACAACTCTAACACGAGTCTGTTGTCTGTTGCAAATTGGTTGGACTGATTTGCCTTTTCGAAAATATTGTCGAGCCTTGATTGAATTTCTTTTAGAGAGATACGATCGGCTTTTGATGAATGATCAAAGGTGGATTATAGCCAAATGCAACATACAGAGTGATGAATTTTATTATCGCTTGTTTACTGGAGCAGTTTTGCAACCGCAAATGTTCCATCGTCTTTATGATGAAGAAGAAAGCTTTTGTAAAACGTTTGATGACAATCGCAGAACGACATGGATAATGTCGATGCGAAGTTATTTATCTGATGAAGAGGAGTTGGAGCCTCACATTGGTTTAGGATATCAGGAGCTAGAAGAAAGATTAAACAAGCCTGATATTGAAGAAATTATGTCTTCAAATCAAACGAAAGGAAAGAAAAATTCACGTCGGAGAAACCGGCGACGTGGAGCCCGAAAAGGGTCAGCTACTGGAATGTCAAAAGGGCAACTCATTGCAATGATGGGAGGTCAAGCCCAAGGTGGACTTGGACGCCGTCGACCAAAGCGAAGAGCTGGACGGCGTGGAAGAGCTGGTGGAAAGGGTGGAGGTCGAAGAGGCCCACTTGGAATTGGTGGTGTTGGTATTGGACGTGGAGGAGAAATTATAAATTCTCGAACCCACTCTGCTCCGGAGATTCGTGAAGGAGAAGAACTTATAGCTACTGTTCTTGGGTCGGTTGGCTTTGCCACGACTCAATTTAGCATTAATCCCGCGAATGCAACCACATTCCCTTGGCTTTCAAAGATTGCCCAATTGTTTGAACGTTTTGAGTTTGAAATGCTCTCGTTCCATTTTGGACATGATGTTTCTGGGTTTGCCACCCAAGGTCAGAC